ACATATATTTAAAAACTGCTATTTTTTTATGGAAAAATAGTAAATTAATTGTACCTAGGGCTAGCCGTCGCGCCAGCGACTTGGTACAATAGCCAATATTACAAATGATGAGGTGAGCTATGAATTTTGCGATTATATTGTTGCCTTCTTTGATTGCACTTGTTATTACGAGGATTCCTTTTACGTTAATTTACAATTCACAAAAAGAAGAACAAAAACCATTTGAAAGAATCTTGCTTTCGTTTGGAATATTGGGAAGTTATATAGTGATTTGGGCGGTGATAGTACAATTGTATATGAACGTAAAGCAAGTGGATGATAATTTGTTATGGTATTGTATTTTTACATATTTTGGAGTAGTATCAATAATATGGTGCTATCTTCGGTGGGATTTGAAATGGAAAGCAATTCCTAAATTTGAAGAGAATAAAATGCTCGTGGCGTTAAAAAAGACAGTTGTTTTTGTGATTGTTATGTTATTTGCATTTTATCATGGATATAAACAAATGGATGCTGCATTTAGAAATTTAAAAGTTGATGATGTACTAGTAGTATATAATGTGACTATGATTTCAGGGATAATTGCATTAGATAGAGTATTAAATCAAATTGCAATCGTATATAATGAGTGGAAAGAAAAACAAAAGAAAAAAACAATTAAAACGAATGATTAAAGTTTAAAACCAACCGTCAATATTCGATGGTTGGTATTTTTATGCGAAAAATGAGGTAGGTGGATAATATGTGTGAGTTTTGTGAGAATATAGCAAGAACAAATAAAGAATATAGCGAAGAGAGAATAAAGGGTGGAGATTTTATGTTTCAAAACGATGGAGAATTTGGAATTTTGATTGACACCGGGGATAGCGGATGTCTTGGTGCGTTGAATGATATTCACTTTTGTCCTATGTGTGGTAGAAAGTTGGAGAAAACATGACTTTAGTTGAATTTGCTGAGAAAACTAGTCCAATACCGTTATCAGAGTGGCAGAAAAAGTTTCTTACGCTTTACGAGCAGGCGAAAAAGGAAAATAAGCAGATTGTGGCTGTTGCTGCGCCGAGGATAGGCGGTAGGCAGATGCTAAAGTGGATTATTCGAGAATATGAAAAGGAGCAGGAACAATGAAATTCTGTTTTGGAGATATTGTTGTAGTCGAAGGAAATCTGATAGGTGTTGTAGTTAAAAGTTGGATTACATACTCAAAAGGCGAAAAGATTTGCAACTATGATGTCTATGTACGAATGAAAAATACCATACAGAATTACCGTGAGGAAGAAATGCAACGGTATATGGTTCGCCATAAGTACCTCAATGAGGAAGAATTGGAATATCAGCATGATATGATATATGGTATGTAAATAGTTTTCGCCCAGAATGTCCAGAACGTCAGCGGCAGTAAGGAGTTGACGGAAAGTGGGCGTTTCAGAGAAGAATCTGGCGATTGTACAAGCCATAAAGCAATCAGACTTAAATTCATACAAGGCTTTGCGTGACCTTTTGGATATGGCAAAGGTAATCGCTGATGAAGAGGGCGATAATGACCTTGGTTATGCTCTGAAACTGACTGATTTTATTAAGCGAAAAGTGCCTACTCTGCCGGTATCGGTTGGCTTGAATGAATTGTATTGGGAAGCCTTGAAGTTCGAAGCTCCACATGTTTTTGAGAGCTTCATGCTCTACATGGAGAAGAATAGACCAGCCCATGAGCGCTTTTATCAGCCCAGAATTAATCCGTTGCAGCAAGTTGCTCAGGCAATTCAAGATTTGGCAGATGATAAGTTGGATGAAATATTTATCAACCAGCCACCAAGAACTGGTAAAACTCAAATAGTTAAATTTGCTTATGTTTGGTGGGGGTCAAGAAATACAGAACTTTCCAATCTGTATTCTGCATTTTCGGATAAAATTACTAAAGCATTTTATAACGGATGCTTAGAACTTATTACGGATCCAACCTATACATACAAAGAGATATTCCCGGATAATAAAATTGCTGCTACAAATGGTGATGATGAAACCATAGACATGAACCGTAAGAAAACTTATCCGACGTTTACTTGCAGAAGTATTTATGGTACTTTGAATGGTTCATGTGACTGTAATGGATTAGGTATTGCGGATGACCTGTTTAGTGGTATTGAAGAGGCTCTGAGCGTCGACAGACAGGAAACAGTATGGGGTAAATTTGATAATAACTTTATGCCACGTTTAAAGCAAAAGGCAAAGCTTATTAACATGGGTACTCGCTGGGCACTTGGGGATTGCCAGGGACGCAGAAGAACATTGCTGGAGACAAAAGAAGAATATCAAAATCGGAGATATCGGATTATTAGTATTCCTGCATTGAATGATGACAATGAATCCAATTTTGACTATCCGTATGATGTTGGGTATAACACTGAGTATTATAAACAAAGATGTGCTTCTTTTGAAGAAAACGATGATATGGCGTCTTGGTATGCTCAATATATGCAGGACCCCATTGAACGTCAGGGAGCTTTATTTACCAGCGGAAATATGAAATTCTTTGAGCCAAAGGATTTGCCACCGGATAGAGAACCTGACAGAGTATTTATGGCTGTAGATGAGGCGTTTGGTGGCGGCGACTATGTTTCGGGACCGGTGTGTTTTCAATATGACCAAGCATTTTATGTTATTGACGTGGTATTTGATAAAGGTGATAAGTTCGTAACACGTCCCTTGATTGTAGATATAATTTTAAAATATCAGGTGCAGGCTGCAAGGTTTGAAGAGACTAAGGAAACAGCAGATTATCGAGAATGGATTGAAAAAGAATTAAAAGAGAAATATGATTATAGGTTTAATTCTACTGGAAAAGCAACACCGGGAACACTTGGAAAGCGTATAAGGATTTTTGATAAATCTCCTGAAATTAGAGAAATGCATTTCTTAAAAAGTGAATTCAGGTCAAAGCCATATCAGAAATTTATGCAGAATATGTTTTCTTTCAAGATGGAAGGTAAAGTGAAGCATGATGATGCACCGGATTCCATGGCTCAGCTTTGCATGATGAAAGTAGGCTGTGGAAACAAAGTGCAGATATATAGCAGGTCAGCATTAGGATTATAGGAGGGATTCTGTTGGTTTCAAAAAATATATTAGTACAATATGGAGATTTACAAAAGGAAATCAAAGAATTACGAGAGAGAATAGAAAAAACAGAAAAAGTGATTGCAAAAATTGAAGATGAAGGAAGTGTTATTGATAAGGTAATGGGTGGAGCTGGAGGATTGCAGCCATTCAAAATCGAGGGCTTCCCTTATCCTGAATACAATAAAAAGAAAAAACTGCTTCAGGAGCGAAAGGAAATATTAAAAACTAGAGAAATAAAGTTAGAAGAGATGCTGAATCAAATAGATATTTATGTATCCGAGGTAAATGACAGCAGGATGCGAAGAATAATCAGTTTGAAATATCTTGATAAAATGTCGTGGAATCAGATTGCTATCCGAATTGGAGGGAATGCTACAGCTGACAGTGTAAGAATGGAATTTAATAGATTTTTGGAAAAATAAAAGTTTGTTCGTTTTGTTCGGAAAAAATATGTTATAGTTATAATAAGCAGAAATGCGAAGACAAAATAACCCCTCAATAAAGGCATTAACTCTAAGGTAATTGGAGTTGGTGCTTTTTTGTTGGAAAAGGAGCAGTAAGAATGAAGGAAATCAGGTGCAAAGGTTGCAACAGGCTTCTTGGGAAAATTGAAGGGAATGGAGAAATAAAATGCCCTAGAGCTAGTTGCAACATGGTAAATAAATTTGATACAAAAAAGAACATTCATTATGCAGTAAAGGCTCATGCCCATACAGCAATGGCGGAGAGAACGACAAGTAGTGGTGTTGTATTTAGATAGTGTATTTAGTTTTGTGGAAGGTGGTGAATAGCATTGGAATTGCTTGGTAGAAAACAGATATTTACTGATAAAGCAGTAATTGACAAAAACAATATTTTGGAAGTATTGGGTGAAACCTTTGCTATTCATGAACAGAATCGTAATGAGATGCTATATCTCTTTGAATATGTTAAGGGTAAACAGCCTATTTTATCCCGTGAAAAGCAGATTAGAAGTGAAATCAACGAGAAAATTGTTGATAACATAGCTTCTGAAATATTGGAATTTAAGTTGGGATATGAATTTGGTTCGCCTATTACATATGTGCAACGGGCACGTAAGGATATAAAAAGCAAAAATGCGTTACTTAGATTTGTAAATAAATTACTTACGTCCGATGAGACAAAAAAAGAAGATATGCGAGTGTCCGCCTTAAATGAAATGATGGTAGAAGAATGCAAGACGGCAAAAGATTTGCAACTTGCAAAGGATGTTAAGACCTGTGGAGTGGGCTATCGTTTAATTCTTCCTAAAAGAGTAAAAATAGGTGTATCTGTATTTGATTTG